ACTAATGGTGTATAAAATGTTTGTGTTCCATCTGTATAATTTTCTGGTCCTTGTCCTGACCAATATGGTAAATAATTAAAATTATTATCTAATCCAATAAACATATTTTTATCACCATTTCCAACAGGGAAAAAAGGACCACCACCTTGATTTGTTATAATAAATTGACTACCACTAACATTATCAAATAATTGAACACCATATTGACCTAATGTATAACTCCAATCTTCTGTTCCATCAACTTTTTTATATTCATAATTAAATCCACCATAACCAAATGTTGCTATACCATCAGCGTTTTGTCCATTAAAATGATGATTAACAGATAATGTTGCATCAGTTCCACTTGTACTAACCAATTGAATTGAACTTGATGATATTAATGGAGCGTTATATGGTACTGTAACTGTATATAATTCACCATAAACTGGTGTTTGATCAATTGGTACTAAAAATCCATTATCCAAATAATTTGCATCACTTGTAATAACTGATCCTGTTAATCCTGCACCAATAACTGGTTCACCTGATACAACATTATACCAATCACCATTTGGATCGGTATTTGCTTCGTCATATGTTATATATAATTCATTACTACTACCTGTATTATAGTTAGTTAATGGCATTATATTTCTAAATGTATTATTATCTAAATTTAATAAAAATAATGAACCTGTAATTTCTTGTCTTACTCCTAATGAACCTGTGGTAATTAAACCATCTCTGTTTGAATTTATATATGGACTTAAAGCACCAGCTATATTTGCGTATGTGTCATATTCTAATATACCATTATTATTAAATGTCGCTACATAAGAACCTGTACCTTCTACTATATTACCTGTACTAACATCAATTTGGTCAGCATAAAATGTTCCTGATTGTTTTAATGAACCTGTTATATTAACATCAGGACTTGATATATCAACTGAACCTTGATCATTTGTATTAACTGTAAATTTGGAACCATTATAAGTAATAACTTTAACATCATTACCCACATAATTACCATTTAAACTAGGTTGATTTATTTGAGTATCTGTTCCATCAACATATAATGAACCTGTGATACTTACATAACCACCTTCACCCCAAACAGATATATTTGTTAAAGATTGAATTAAAGATGTATCTATTGAACCTGATACATTTAATGAACCTGTAATACCTAATCCTCTATCAAATTGTGGTGCAGGATTTGAACCACTTATATTTGGATTAATATGAAAAAATGTATTATAATCATTTGTTGGATCATAATCTTGTAAAAATACACCTGAACTATTAACTAATGCATTTAATTCAACATCATAAGTTAAATTATTATCAAAAGATCCTAATAATAATGATGTGGAAGTTGGTGATGTTATAGTTATTACAGATGATGTTAATGAACTTACATTAATACTTGATAAATCACCACCTACACTAATATTACCAGGTTGTATAGTAGCATTTCTTTGACCTCTTCTAAGTTGAATAAATCCTGGTGTTAATTCAACTGAACCAGATCTTGAACCACCTACTGTTCCTGGAACACCACCAGCAACCCAAATTTGTGGTTGTGTTAATGAACCTGAAGCATTAAGATTAGAACTACTAACCCATAATTGTCCATCAATCACAACATCTTTTTGAACTGAAGATGAAACATATAATGAACCTGTTACTTGTAAATTGTTTGTTGTTGCATAAAATGATCCTGTCAACGCAAATGGACTTGCTCCACTTGTACCTGAACTACCATTTGTACCTGATGAACCACTTGATCCTGAAGATCCATTATTTCCTGAAGTACCTGATGATCCATTTATTCCTGATGTACCAGAACTACCATTTGATCCTGACGTACCACTACTTCCACTTGAACCGTTACTTCCTGAGGTTCCACTTGTACCACTTGAACCTGCAGCACTAAACACCTGCCAAATAGCAGGCCATACTGAAGGTTGTTTATTTGTATTATCTGATAATGCTACATATGTTTGACCATTATATAATACTACGTCATTAACTTTATAATTAGTTGAATTACTCCAAATACCATTATAAGTAAATCCTGAACCCGAAGATCCTGATGTACCTGAACTACCAGATGAACCTGCAGTTCCTGAACTACCTGAAGAACCACTTGTACCTGATGATGAACCATAAATAGGAACACCATTAACAAATAATGATCCTGATATATTAACTTCAGTTAAACTCATTTGTAAAGGTGAATTATCACCATCACCTGTTTGAACTGTTTGTAGCGTATTAGTTAGACCATTAGTAGAGTCGGTCATTTTCAATAGACCTTGAAATGAACTACTAACGTATTGATTATTAAGTTGACCCATATATATTTATATATTTAATTTTATATTTTATTCCACTGCTCCCTAACTTTTCTCCACATCTCGTTAACTTCTTCCCACGTTAGGTTAGGGGAGAAATTAGTTAATGGTAATACACATCTGTTGTAATCTGACTTTTGTGTCATGCTTACATTTAATATCCAACCTGATACATTTGTTTCAAACGCTTGCAATACAGGTTCAACTGTAGCATCCCAATCAGCCTCATATTCCGATAAATACATTTTACTAAATAAGTCTTTAGCCATTTCCATACAGTCGTTCAAGTTATCTTCCTGATTAGTTAATGTATCATTAGTAATATCTAAGAAATATATCTGCCACGTTAAATGTAAATGACCTGTGTGTATTTTAACATCCTGAGGTAGCACGTACATACGAGGCCACAAAGGAGTTTGTTTTGTAAGAATATCATTTGTAATCTGTTGTATATCACCAAAACCAAATGAATTAATTTGCTCATGCAAATCAGCGAATACCTGAAAATCATCTATTACTACCCTCCAACTTTCAAATGTTTGATCTTGAGGGAATCCATAACCAAATTTAACAGGTGGCGTACAAGAGTTATAGTCAAACGGAAAGGACACAGATATATTCATCGTCCATCCTCCAACAATTTCATCAAATTTTTCTGTAAAGGGGATAATCTCAGGAAATTGGTCGGGGTTAATTTCCCAACTAAAATTACCATATTGTGTTGTATAAGATTGATAAAGCACCGTCCATATGTCTTTACATATTTCAAGGGTATCACTCATTACATCTTTTAAATTGGATAAATCATCTTCCACCTTATCCATTATAACCATAGCAAACTTGTGATGAATATGATATTGATTAAAAATACTTTCACCAGGTATGACGTACATACGAATAAATTTCGTAGGTAATTTCGTCATAAGATCGTTCGTAATCTGCTTATAATCACCAAACCCATAAGATTGGATTTGTTCGTGATGAAAAGCAATTTGAGCAAAATCAGCTAATATTTGTTTATAGTTTACCATATTCAATAATAAATATAAAAAAACTCAAAGCGTATCTTAAAATCCGTTCTGAGCTTTCTTCATTAATCTTTGTTTTTCATTATCCAAAGCTATCAAATATGATAACTGATTTAATATTTCCGTAGTTGTCTTCTCAAGGATTGTATCGTGTTCTGATATTCTATTTTCTGCAACTCTGTTGATAACGACATACCATCCATATCTTTTTTCAAAGCTACCCTCCATAGAATCTTCCTGAATTTCCACACGAGCTTTATCATCGTCCACTCGTTCTTGATCCTCTGTGTCAAAGATAATGGGATATGATTTGTATAGATTCGTGCGAAATTGATAAAAAAAAACATCCCACCTAACACATAGGATACATCTAACTTTTTGAAAAGTTCCGCTCGATCGTTGAGCGTATCTTGATTATACTTTTCAATTTTAAAGTTATTTTTTTTGGTTTCACTTATTATAGGACGGTACATAATTGCACAGATTATATGCATGTAGTCCATCATTTCCTCCGGCGGTTTGGTAAGTAAAGTATCCAAATCCACAAACTCACCAAAAGTTATATTTTTATAAGAAGGTAGGTATCCATATTCAATACCTTCATAAGTAAATCTATCTACTAAAGCAAATGGTGCTTTTGGTACCATATCAAATATCTCTGTAGCCAAATACTCTACCTTATGATTTTCTGCTTCTATTAACTCATCAACAGGACAACCTGTAACTAAATTAATAACTTTAGCTTTCATATATTCATCATCAAGTAAGTCCTTGATTTTAAATATCTTAGCATAATTTTCTATATTAAGAAAATCGGGTAAATCGTAATCCTTTCCATTTATATTAAATTCTATCATATTAATAATTTGTAAATTGCACAGCATATCGGCCAGTGCTTTTTCCTGCTTTCAACTCAAAGTAAACTCTCATAGCTAAAGCATCAGAAAGGTCATTTGAGCGGCCTAATTGCTTCTTCATTTCATCCTTAGATATGATACCAATCTTACTATCATTATCTACGTCTTTAAGTTTAACAGCCAACAGTTCTTGTGTAAGTTGATCTGTAAGTTTTGGATCAAGTAAGTTAATACTAATCTTACCTTCCTTAAATAATTCACTTAAACGAACGTAGCACTGTGATTTTAAGTTGGTATAGTTTTGTTTAAATAGAGGTGATGCATTATTTACAAAGCTCACACCCTTAATCAAGTCAGCCAAACCACCTCCGACACCATCAGAGTCAATAATAACTGATCGTGTATCTATTCCATATTGATCCATTAATCCTCTTACTCTTTCATATAATTCTGTGGTAGATAGTTTTGTATATATAAACGCTTCAATTAAAACCATACCACTCCATATCATAACAACAGATCTATCTGCACCATAACGTGCTACATCAATTGACATATACATCCTGTTATCAGGATTGGGTGAAAATTTAAATAAACTATCTGTAATCAAATCAAATGTATATATTGCATCACTTGACTCCTCGTAGTTCCAATCTCCGTCGAGCAGTCTTTTACGTTGAGGTGGTGGTAAGGTTTGTAGCATTTCGATGTAGCTTTCAGGTAGATAAGGATTATCCATAGGTAAAGCTGCTACAAACTTCTTGTGTGGTTCTAATGTACCATTAATTGATTTGATATAAAATTCTTTCTTCAACCAGTTTTGACCTGGATTGGCTGTCATCAATATTTTACCAATTAATTTATGCTCATTTAATTTATAACGAATACGTGACTTAACAATTTGGAAAGCTGTATAAGAAATTTGACTACACTCTTCTAATAGAGCACAAGTAATTTCAAGACCTGCAATACTATCAAAGTTAGGATCTGAAGGTTTAGATTCCAAATCCTTTAAGATAATCTCACTCTTGTTAAAGAACGTAATGATATTTGATTGGGCGTTATACTTGTAATGATTATCTTCTTTAAGTCCCATCATCTTCATTACCTCAAATAAAGTATTGAGTGATGTTTGCTTTAGTGTAGATAAAACTGTACGACCTAATAATGTTCTTATACCTTCGTACTGCAAACACATAGTAATCAACCATACTGAACCTAACATACTCTTGCCTCCGCCAGCACTTCCGCCATATAATACTTCAGAGGTTTCGTTGTCCATCAAATACTTCCACGCTAAACTCTGTTTGGGTGTTAGGTTTACTTCAGCCATTAATCAAATTGATTTGATAAATTTATTTTAATATCTAACTTTTCACCGTTAGATGTAATATCAATTTTACGTTGATCAAGTCCTGTAATACGAGATATGTCCCATAAAACCTCACGTTCGACACGCTTGTTCCCATCTTCTCTTGCTCTATCTAACAAGTCCATATACCTGCCAATTTGATTGGCGATAATCTCATCTTGCTTCGCTTCAGATCTTTGCTTCAGAATTGCTTTACATGCAGACCATACTCTAGTTGCAGTACGTGTTGAAACGTTATAGGCATCTGCATATATTTTTTGAAACTCTTCAAATGTATATCCTTTATATAAAATCATTTCAATTGCTTCATCTATTCTTTGTTGGTACTGTGGTCCTGAGGATTTACGTCCCCACTTTCTTTGTACTACATCTTCATTAGGTGCACCTATATTATTAAAGTTAAGGTCTTCTCCTATTGGTATTATTTCATTATTTTCCATTATACATTTTCTTTTAATGTGTATTTCATATAGTTATGGAATCTCATCCCTTGATTAGTTATACAACCACCACAATCAAAATCGATCGTATCATTAAAAAGAAAACGAAATATTTTATTAATCATTTCTCTTTTATCGTGTGATACGCCTTTCATATTAGATAGTTCAGCATAAGCTAATACTATTTCATCTTTAGTTGGAACCCACACTTGTTCTTCAACAACCGGTGGTAATTCTGTTACGGGTGGTTTCTTCTTACAACTTTTGCATCCTGCCATATTAGTTTGTTTTAATTGGTTCTGGTGTTGGAGTAGGTTCAGGTGCTTTAATAACACCGCCCTTACAACCACATCCAAAATATAACTTTTCTATTTTATTCATCTTTAATTCGTTTAAACACATTTAGTTTAACTTCGTTCTTCGCTTGATGTACGTAGTTCTTAATGCTCGTTAATGGTATCCTTGTCTTCTCACTTACCCTACGATAAGAACCGAGGACAAGGTAAGAACTGAACAAGTCCTTGTGGAACCATCCCAACATACTAAACTCTTCCTCCATCAAATCCATCATACGCTGTTGCTTCACTTCCTCATTATGATTCGGTACATCAGGTATATCCTTCATCTCATTATACAAACTACTCTCTCGCTTTACCTTACGATAGAAAGGACTTGTCTCACTATACCAATTGGTGGTTATACACCTAACAATATAATACTTTATTGATGCATCGTCAAGTTTATCTAATTTAATCTCATCTTTACTCCACAACTGCAGGAGCACATCATTAAGTAAATCATCCGCCCAATATGAATTTTCCGTAATACGGACACATATCTTTTTTAATTCGTTATAGTGGTTAATAACATACTGCTCAATTTCAGGTATCAAGATCTAATTGTTTTCTCATATCGTACAGCGTTTGACTTATTTCGTATTGCTCAAGATCGTTGTTGCTTTCAATTGAACTTTCTAATACTTCATCTAAGAACTGTATCCTGTTTATGTGTGGTGGTAGTACCCTATCTATATTCATAAGTAGTACGTCAATAAGATTATTGCAAATAGCTTTCTTCTGTTTATTGTTTAACTTACTATAATCGATTGGAATATCTATATTACCAATATCAATTTCCTCTTCTTTCATCGTTGTAATCTCTTATTAATTTTCTTATAGTGGTATGAGAACAATTATAAATATCTGCTAATTCAAAACAATTCATACCATCTTCAAATTTTTTAACTACCTCATCTTTTTTTTCATGCACAGCCAATACTTTTCTACCACCGGTATAATTGGGATACCTTTTCTTTTTAGGTGTTTCATTAAATATTAACCATTTACCTGTCTCATCTTTAATTCCATTTTTGAACCATATTGAACCATTATAACTCCAACCCAATAATTGTAAAAACTGATGTGTCTGCTCTCTTTGTACGTGGTCAGCAAAAACGTTGCACTTAACCGGCACACGTGTTGAACCACCGTTTTCCAATTGGGTTGTTTTATTTGCTTTATTGGCTTTAGCTACGTGACATATTTTACAATACTTAAATAATGTACCCAAACTACTTTTATAATAATCTGCTACAGGTAATATTTTTTCACACTCTTCACATTTCTTAGTTACACCCTTAACCTCCAATACCTCTGGTTCATCATTAGAAGCGATTACAGACACTTTCTTTTGGTTTCTTGCTTTCTGTCTTATATTCAAACAAGAGTAGCACTGACGCCTCTGTATTAGATAACCTTCTTTATTGGTGTATCTTCTAAAATGTTTATCTTCCTTATCTATTCCGCAATCAATACAAATCATATATATAAATAGTCTCGTTAAACAAAAAAACCACCGAAGGTGGGAGCATTACTTCTTTCCTTTTGGTGGCCTCGAGCGAAAATTGTTTTAGAACTTTCTATATAATAATACTAAATCATTTCTTAAATATCAAGTCAGTAATGTTTTTTGCATTTCTAATGTGTAATAACATTACTTCAGTCCACTCCCATTTGCTGTACAATTCATTACTTGCATCCGGTATATACATCCAGATCCACTCAGGATTTGGAAAATGATTTAAGTTCCAACTATAAACTACTTCGGTACCAGATTCAAATCTCATCAGGTTGATATACCTTTTACGTTTGTGTTGCAGCATACTTTCGTACTTATGCTTTTCTAATATTACTTCGTGATAAAAATCGTTCTTAGCTTTAAATTCAAAAGCCATATCGTGTTTATACCAAATAGCATCTATGTAATGGAACCTGTCTTCGAATACATGCAGTTCAGGTCTAAGATTAGTTTTAAATAGATTTATTAGTTGAGGTGAAGTAGTCATCTTCTTCTTCAGGGTTTAGTGATAGAAATTGTTTTGTTCTCTTTTTGGAATATAGATTCAATAGGATATTGTCACCAGTACTTAGGGTTCCAGTATCTAGTTGTTCTAGTCCTGTAATATATTCCTGCTTCGCTGTTGAGGATAGATGGTAAAACTCCTTTACAGATATTTCACCATCCCTCCACTTCCAATTATTTAATCCCATTTTTTCTATTATAGGCTTTAATAATACCAGACCACCATCCTTCTAATTGTTCTAGATCTTCTCCTAACATTAATTTAGTTTGATAGTAATTCCAACTACCATAGATCCAGGTTTCAGACCAGGTTGGATTAGATATTTTTTTCTCTGTCATTAGTTTAATTACCTCACTATAAGGTTTTGCAGTTTTAACTGCTGGTTTTTTACTTTTCATATATATTCTAATTTTTAATTCCTCTTCCTTTTGTACTAGTACTATTATAAATACCTTGTTCCTTTCTACTTTTCTTACTTCTAATATATTGGATATTGTTTATTCTTTTCATACCAATATGTTTTTCAGGTAAAGGTACTGGCGTTAATTCATATTTAGTAATCAGTGATTCCAATACTTCTTGTTGTCTACTGGACCACTCTTTGTTTGTTCTTGATAAACTTGTTAGAAAACCTAATTCCCATTTAGTCATTTTAAGTTTTACTTCAACAGGGAAGTATGTTTTAATTTTAATTTGTTGTGGTGTCATACTAATTAATTTATTGTAAAGATAAATAATTTAATTGATAATACCAAATGGATACACTATGGGCAGGTAAAGGATAATTCTCAACCCGTAGGGGAAGATACTGTTCGAGTCATCGTAGGTAACATACCTGTTTAAAAGGCCAAAACAAACTCTCGCACTCAGCACCCAACACAGACTGCTTCGTTCTGCTTAGGGGATTGACTTACTATTTCAATCAGAACCCTGCTCGATGGGTTTCAGGAGGATATACCGCCTCCAGAGATAATCGGTCCATACTAATATAACTAATCCCAACCAAAAAAACAAATCCACATCTATTTTTTTTATGTGGAAAAGATATACTATAAATATTTCCAAATGTCAGAAAAGCTCTTTATATTTTACTATTATGAAAAAGAATAGAATAGCAAGTTATAATAAGTTGATGGCTGACAGAGCAGTTGATATGGGTAAGATCTTCGGAGACCAACCACCTACGGCTGTAGCTGTTGAGCGTATCAAACACCTTAAAGGTGTAAAGAGATTCTTCTATCTTATGATGTTGATAGTTGAAGGTGGTGCAACCAACAGTGATAAATACAGAGCTGAATTTGAAATGGCGATGATACACTGGCAGCATGACAGAGTTAGTTCAAGTCATTTGGAGCAGCGAGCGGATCAGATCATCAACGACGAGTTAAAGATAGCTGACGGTGTAGAAACAATAGATCCTGTATCACCTGATGATTACGTAGAGTTTGAAGAAATTTAAAAAATAATTACCCAAATATTTTTTTTTATCGGCAATATTGCCTACATTTATATAAACAAAACAATTACAAAATGAAAAGACCTTTTACAAACGAGGAACAAACAGCTCTAATAGAAAAACTAAGAGCTACCTTTGAAAGACACGAACTACGTATGCTACCACAAATCTTTGAGGTATGGTTTGAAGAGCACAGTTATGAACTACATGACTTTTACGACACAACTGAAGTTTATAATATGGGTATTGATTGGCCCACGTTCTTAGCGTACAACTTTGATTTATGTCTATGGGAATCAGATGAGACCTTAAATCAAATGACTGAAGCACGTGCAGAGGAATTACGTAAGCTAAAAGACGACAACCATACAGAACCATTTGAGGGTAATCACCCAACAGATTTACCATATTAATTTACCAAATAAACACCACGTTATGTCAAAAAGAAAAAAGACAACGACAAGCAAGAACACCCAACCAAAATTAACTAAGGTTCAGTTAACAAAAAAGATCACAGCGTTAGATCGAACTGAGCTACAAAAATTAGCAGACCAAACAGGAATCATCGGTGCAGCTTTCAGAATCAACTATCATTTAGTAAAAGGAACCTACAATAGAACAGAAGCTGTTTGTTCTAAGTGTATTCAACCTATGACTAAATTATTGGCTACTGCTGAACGTTACGATTTAAATGATGAAGAGATAGAACAATTAGGTAATAGTACAGCTATGTTAGCACATAAAATATTCAATCACGAGTTTCCTGAGTATGCAGGTAATCTTGATTTAGCAGCTCAAGCTGATATATTGTTTACGATGTTGATGGGTTATGTATTTTCAAAACAAGAGACAATAGATTATTGTGCTGCCAATAAAGATGGTAGAGTAGGGATATTGGTAGTATTTAATGTTAAATACGATTTGGAAGAAGATGAGTTTGATACAAATCTATCTATTAAATCACGAGACAACTTCGAGCAGTGGATTATTGACAGCAACGAACTTGTGGCAGAAGATAAAGCAACTATTCTAAAAGGATAAATAAGTGGGGGTCGGTTTGGTGTGGCTGGCCCTTTACTAACTTACTAACTTACACTATATTTATAACGGGGGGGAGCACTATCTATTTGATTTGTTTTGTTATACTTTTATTACTTCGCTCCCCCTATTTTTTAATTCAAATTTTAATGTTAAATGTTTATTCAGTGCAAGGTGAATCCAAATTACTCTGTAAATGAGGAAGGGATAGTCATCAACAACCAAACGGGAAAGGTAATGTCCCACCATCGTCATAAGTGTGGCTACAGAAAGCTGCTGCTACCAATAGATGGTAAAATGAAACATCAGTTCGTACACAGACTTGTAGCACAGGCCTTCATCCCGAACCCAAAGAACAAACCCTTTGTAAACCATATTGACGGTGTAAGGGACAACAATCATCTAAGCAACCTTGAGTGGGTAACACCGGCGGAGAATTACAACCATATGGCCCATAGGATGTATTTTGATAAGATCAAGGAGCTATACTATATGAATAGAAACGCCACGCTAGATCAGTTCTTGCAGATAATACAGCAGATCGGGTATATGTAACCTGAAGCGAGGAGGAACGACGAGCGATAATGTGGATAAAAATGTGGAAAACTTTATTTGGGTGGTATTCTGGACCTATGTATCTTTGTGTCTCATTAATCGGGGAGGCACCCCGTTAAAAACTGCAACTGATATATGACAAGAAAAGAAGCTGCAACAATTATGACAGAAACATTTCCATTAGCTAAAGAGTGGTGGAAGAGTGCTAAACACGAACAAGCTCATAAGAGATTCTTAGAAGCTAAGAAGGTTTACAAGGAACATCTTAAGGTAGAAAAGAATTTGATTAAGATGGCCAAATCGGTAGGACTTTAAAACAAAATTTGGTGGGGGACTAACAATCCCCTACCTTTATAAACTAAACCAATAATATATGAACAATTCATTTGAAAACGTGCTAAAGCAGTACGAAGAGAACAACAAAAAAATCCCCTATAATGGTATGCAGTACTATATAAAGGAGGAGCAGTATGTAACGATCAAAAGACTATTAAGGATGGAACTGGCTACATTAATTGAGGCCAACGCCAACGACAGCATGATTGACCATCTAATGCAAATAGACGTGGATCTAACTGATCAATACAACACACAAATCACAGCGTACGATATATCAATCGATAACGATCTTCCATTTTAAAACAAATAACAAATGATACAATTAAATTTAACACAACAAGAGTCATTAATACTATATGGCTTTCTGCAGAGCGTATTGGAAAAGGTATATGATTCACCTGAGTTGGAACTAATCGACAGGGAAAGAACAACTAATGCACTAGAAAGTATGATGAGTAATATAGCAACCCAAATAGACCTAACAACAAACAATAACTAATATGACTAAGAAAGAACATAACCAACTAATGAAGCAATTGGAATCCTATGAGAGTATGGGTGAACTAATTGACGCTCTACTGCAGATGGATGATGAGAAGAAGTTTGTGGGAATAGCAGCAACAGCATACGCTGTAATGGAAGAAGAGAAGCATAAAGAACAGATGAAACTATTCATCAGTATAGTAGACCACGATCTAAAGGTATTCACCAATAATAAGGAAAGAAACACCTACTACAAGATGGTCTACGATAAGGTGTTCGATGTAAAGGAAGCAGAGAACGATAGCTTCGATATAGGTGTGGACCACGATAAGATACACGAGTTTATTGTGGATAGATTAGGCCTACAATAACAGTCTTTTAATTGTTCCATATATCAGGAAGGGGTCAGCCATTATGGTTGGCCCTTTTTATTGTGCACAAGCGAGGTGAACCGAAGGGTCAGCGAGCGTCATACTTCCTCGTCTACGACAGCATAAATAATCTAAAATATTTTGAATAGTCAGTTCTAAAATCACCCTGCACCGACCGAAGGGAGGGGTGTCAAAGTGTCAGTAAAACTTCGCACAGCCTGACACAAAGGGAGGGAAAAGGGAAGAGGCATGAGTCATTATCACGCTCGCCCTTCGGTCTCGCTCGCGTCCTACAAAATAATTCTCACATAAACAAATAAACTTATCCACATTTATGGGACCGTAATAGTCTACTAATTTTATGGACCAATAAGTATAGTTCCTGCCGCTCACACCTACGGTGCTCGCTGCAGGATGTTATTTAATCGCATTTTAAGGGGGTATATTTGGACGATCTATAGTCAGGTGATACAAAGGGTCGTCGAAGGGGATGAAGCGAGCTACCGACAGGGAGCGAGCGATAATGGAGTGGGGATAACTTTATTTGGTTACTTGAAACTTTTTTTGTATTTGTCTATTCCCTATACGTACAAGTTTTTTTCCCACACCTGAGGGGTAATTATCGCTCACCCCCTTTCGGTGGTTCGCTTCAGAAAAATATATTTAATACGTAAAGTCGTCTGGAATTTTTTTCTCCTATATCCCGAATAGAAAATTGTAAGCGGATAAATCTTCTACATCATTATTAAGGTCTATTGATTTGTCCCACTCATTTAATTCATTAAACATATTGCAATCCGCTCTACCTCTTTTGCATCTAATTTCCCAATCTTCTTTTGTCTTGCTGTAGTAATGATTGATATAAGCAATATCTAATGAACCGTTAAAATTATATGGGCCATTAAATTTGTGTCTACCTGTATCCATCATTAAACCGTTTGTATTATGAGGTAATTGCATCCTTTCACCTGACCTTGAATTTACAATAACCTTTACATGAGGGTCTGCTGCTACATTTCTTCTTGTAAACGTTTTTAAGAGACTATTGTTCTCCCTTGATACTTTACCCATATTTCCAAATATCGTCCAATTTAGAGCAAGCACATCGGTCTCATCCTTATATTTCTCAATTAGTTCCTTGATGTTGTTGTGTTTCTTTAAAACGATAAACTCATCACAGTCAATAAATGCGATCCAATCATAAATGGTGTTATCGTGTAAGACATTATTGTATAATGGAACCTGAACGGATGGTCCGTCACATACACATTTTTCCATTATTGGGTGTTCCAAATCTGTTCGCCAGTCATTTTGAAATAGGATGACCTTATCAAATCCCAATTTCTGATTATAGTCCAACCACTCTTTTAAGTAATAGTCCTCATTTTTTGCTACACACACAAGTGCTACTTTCATAGTTAATAAATATAAAAAAACCCCGTATAGAAATACAGGGTTGTATGAAGTATATGAACCGATTGGCCTATAGGCCGAACATTATTTCTTTTCCAATTGTGCATAGCAAACAGCAACAGCTTGTGATGGGTCATCATACTCACCACCAATAGCGGCCATACATCTATCAATATAATCCTTTTCTGCTTCACCTGATTCAGGTTGTGGTATAATAAACTCTTCTGGTACTTCCATAGGTTTATTAAAACGTATATCCAATAGACGTTGGAATTTCTGTGCTCTTTCAAACTCTAATCTTTCTTT